ATACCTTCGTTGACTAGTGCTTGTGCTGATTCGTTGAATTGATTATTTCGTGTGGCACGAACGAACCCTGCCATTTTGGAATACTCTTCACAAAGACCCTTGATATGGTTCCAACGTTCGTCATTTGGAACTCCGCCTTCGGCCAAATGTCTGGCGTAAATTTGTGCGATACCCGGACGGGTAGTGGGGGCAAGAATTCTTTCACCTTCTGTGTTCTCCAAAAAGATTTTGGCTACATTGCGATAACGTTGTTCACCTTCTTCAATCTGACGATTATGTTGAAGAATAATTTTAACGCTAGGAACGTTGTCATTATAACTGGCTTTCTTGCCCATAGCATGATAGCCTTCTGAGATTTTTTCTTTCATTTTTACATATTCCCTTTGTCGCATGTCATCGCTAAGACGGGCTTTGTTGGCTAACTCAAAACTAAGTTGCTTACGTTGTGCCCAATTCTTAACGTGTTTTAAAAACCCTGACCATGAATCATCATATTCGACCCCGGGGGTTTTTCCTTCTGGACTATCTGCTTGTTCATCATCATAATAGATAATTACGTTGTTTGCATCATCGATGCTTGCCCATGCCTTACCGTACTCTTCTCCTTCTTTCATGAATACAAATTCCATAACGTCAGCAAGTTGTGATGCTTCTACGTTTTGATTTCTAGAGTCTTTTGGTACAGGCTTATAACCTCTTACTTTAAGAAGGTCATATAGTTGTTTGTTGAATGATTCGGTGTCTAGTGCCATATGTATATTTAGTCCAATCCTTAACCTAACACTGCAAAAAAGGGAAGAGGAGCAATCATTTCTTCATGGTCTCTAATCTGACTTTCCAAATCTGAGTGGTAGTCGCTTAGTTGCTGTACCATACGTGTTACTAGTAAACTAGCCATAATCAAGTCATCTGTATCGCCAATCTTAGCGGCATAACTGCCACCGTGTGCGACAAATGCTTTTAATTCTGAAATAAGACTGCGACTATTTACAGTCATTTTCTTGCTTTCAACTAGTGTTTTGAACTTAGCACAACTTGCTAGTTTGCTTTTATTAGTTGTGTTGAATCCTTTGCGACTTTTTCCAGACTCACTGATAAAGATACCGGGAATATTACTTTCACCATATTCACTTAGTGATATAATTGCGGCTTCGCCGATGCCATTACATTCAATACTGTAATAGATATTGTTAGGTTCACCGGTACATTCTACGATATACTTGTTAATCTGTGCTATCAGTTTAATCTGATTAGGAATATCAGTTTTGTTGTGCTTCCACTCACCGATCTGCTTAGTAGTGGTTGCTTCAAAGATTTGAATAGCGGCTGGGTCGCCACCTGTACCAAGACTTGGATCTAATCCTACACAATAGATATTGCCCTTTGTAGGTTTATCATACCAACGAACTTGTCCCATACGAGAGACAGGCTCGATACCTTCCATCATTAGTAATGTATTAGGATTGATAAGTGTTTCATCAGCAATAATGAATTCACAACCAATTTCACGATTGAAACGATCTTCGCCAAGTTGGGCTTTCATTTCATCGGCCCATTTTTGATCTCTACCAGGCTGTTCATGCCAGTAAGCACGATATGCTCTAAACCCATTAATACCTAACTCAGTTGTGTTGCCAAACTCATCTTCTGTTTTGTTGGCACTTTTCCAAATAAACGCAAATTGATCCTCGTCACTGTTAGGGGTACTTGTGATAATCGCCTTACCACCAGTTGATAGAGTTGGTGTAATAGCAGTCCAAAATTCTTTAGCAATACTTGGTCTAACGAAGGCAAACTCGTCAAGATATAATAGTGTAATAGACATACCGCGGCCTGTATTTTCAGTCGTAGTAGCAGACACAATACGTGATCCATTCTCAAAATCTAATGAGCCTTTGTTATATGTTGTAACACCCGCTTTGATATGGTCAGGACAGTTTTCATATGCATAGCGAATGCGTTGCATAATTTCCTGAGCACCTGTATATTTGTGTGCGGCAATAAGAATGGTACTATCCGGAACGAACATAGCATACCAAAGCAAATATCCTGCGGCTGAAGTTGACTTGCCGGACTGACGAGGCATCAATGAAATACTAAAACGAAATCTATGATATGTATCGATTAGTCGTTCTTGGTATTCCCAGGGGTGATAATTCATTGAGCCTTTAGTAGGGTGCTGAATTATAAAAAAGTTATCCATAAAGTATAGATAACCTGTATCAGGGTCACAACACTTAATAAAATCTTGTAGTTCTTTATCAGTTTTGAAAACCGTTTTGGTATAAGGGTTCTTTACTAGTGACGATCCATTACTGGTAGATTGTTTACTCATAAGAGTATTTATTTGATTAGTCAATTGGCAATCAAATAACTTAAGATAGCCATAAAAAAAGTCACTCGAAAGTGACTTTTCTTGTTTTACTTAATGTCTAGTGGTCTTGCTTTAGTAGCAACAATACAATAGTATTTTTCTCTTGCAGGAGTTGTTTCACCATTTGGTCCTGACGGGACATTCAAATCAAACTCTAAGTTATTGAACGCATCAATGTCAAAACCAGTACGCTGAAGCAATGCGGCTAACTGATTAGAACCCAAAATGCTATAATGATTTGGATTGTATTCATGCTTGCGATCACAATCAGGAGCAGGTACTTCAATATAAATCTTTGAACCTTGCTTCAATATACGGTTGTATTCCATCAATGAGAAGATAGGATATGGGCTATGCTCCAATGCGTGACGTAAAAAGATGAAGTCAACTGATTCATCATAGTAACCATCACGCTGAGGCAAAAAACTCAAGTCATACTTTTTAATGTTATGACCCTTATCTTCACAAATCTTGATATCACCCGGGCTTAATGTTACACCATGCACGTTAGTGTATTCACGTTCTTTCATTTGATCTAGGAAGTAGCCGGGGCCACAACCCAAATCAAGAATATGTGCGTCTTTTGGAAGTTTAATAGGATCAATGTAGGTTTCTACAACCTGTTTAGTTAAATCTTTGTGAAATTGACTGTCACCCTCATCATAAATGTGTGCTGTGTATAGCCATTCATTATAGAACTTGAGTTTGATTAAGTCGAGGGTGTTGTTAATGTCTATTAAGTTTTGCATTCGTATTCCTAAATATTATAATAATACTTAGTCACCTAGAATGCTTGCAAATTATTTTTTATAGCCCTTAAAGGGCTTAACTGGGCTAATAATATTTGCTCCGGAAACTTCTGTACTAGATATGTCTCCGTCTGTAAGGTCATCAAACTTTTTTACGCCTGCAGCCTGATATGCTAACCTTAGTTTTTCTTGGTCTACTTTGGTATAAGGGTGTGCTATATTATAACGAGAGGCCCAACTGTCACTATCCATATCTGGAGGTGTTTTACCGTCAGTACTGGCGGCAGCCATCATTACTCGATTTAGTAAATAATATCGATCATATGTACTATCACTAAATCGATGCAGACCAGTTAAAGGACCACTGTGATGCTGAGGGGAACCGGGAATTTTTTTCCCCTCAGTTATGAATTCCCATGCTCTCATTTCTTATAGCCTTTGAAGGGCTTAAATGGGCTTACTTTATTAGTGCTATCTAGTTCAGTGCTGTTTAAGTCACCGTGATTTAAATCATAAATTTCTGAACCCACAGCCTTATATGCTTTTGCAAGCATTCTTTGTTCTAATTCACTATATGGATGTGCAGTATTAAATCTTCCTGCCCAACTTTCTTTATCTAAAACCGGGTCAATGTCACCGTCGGTGCATGCCACAGCCATCATGATACGATTTAATTCATAAGTGCGGTCATAACCTTGTGGATCACGAAACTTGTGTAGACCCTTAGACGCATACGAATTGCGTTTAGTTATCTTAGCCGTTTTATTTTCGGACATAAATTCATGAAATCTCATTTCTTATATCCTTTAAATCCTCTTATAGGTGACTGAGTTAATGTATCACCCATCTCATCACTTCCAGGAGTGCTTACTTGTTTTTTGCCGGACTTGCCTACTTTCTTCAATGCTTGGTCAATTGTTTTACCAATATCTTTGTCAAACTCTGAGGATACTACTTGGTGTTCGCCCCAACTGCTTTCTGCATTGAAATCAGGCTTATAACCATTTTGCACATTGTCGGTACCACTTTCGCCTCGTACTGCGGCAATTGCTACACCAAAACGATATAAATCATAGAAGTCATTGTTCTTTAACTCTGGAATAACATACGTGTTGGGAAGAGCCATAGATGCTACATCAAGACCATCGTGGACTTGATCTAACCGTTGCTCGGTAATAAATTCTCTTGCTCTCATCTTACTGTTCAGTTTCCATAACATAATCATCTTCGGTTGACATAACTGAGTCAACAAAGCCGTCTAACTGAATGTCTAGACCGGGAATAGGATCACCCTGGAACATAATTTGTGAAGAGATAAAATGAAATACTGAATTGGTAATAAGAGGATCACATAGAATACGTACATTACCACTCAATACGTCCATATCAAAACGTGCTAATGCATTTCCAAAGAATGTTGTTCCATAGCAAGTGAACTTAACATCAGTACCTGCTGGATTAATCTGTGCATAAAGTTGACTGGCTTGGCTGTCATTCGTACCTGGATCGTTCGAACGAATATAGAATTGACCTTGGGTGAATGCATTTGCAGGAGTTTCAAATAGTACTTGTCCTACCGTATTTCCAGTAGTGTATGTATTACTAGTATTAACAAAAGTTGAGAAAAGATTAGAGAAGTTATTATTAATCTTCCCAAAGGCTACACGTAACGGATCGCCTTCACCGTCATTTGGTAGTGCACCTATGTTAATAATTTGTTGTGTGGCCATAGAAATCTTCCGTCGTTATATAGTATTTATCAATCAGAAGCCCAAGTGTTACTTAGTGACCTGCTCAAATAGTTGTTTTTGAGTATTAAACCACTCTACCCACGCTTTATTTTTACGTGAGCATTCATGATACTGAACCATGTTTTTAACGTCAGTACGCATTAAATCGCTTAATTTAGCACCCTCAGGGAGTGTTTGAAGCGGTGGACAACCCTCAAGTAGTGTGTCAGGGGCAGTGGGAAATTTAGGGGCTACAGGAACTGCGGTAGTTGCGCATCCTGCTAGTACAAAGCATGAAATGAGGATTAATTTCTTCATTGTGAAACCCTCGGAGGCAATAACATCTTATGCTCTTTTTTATCTTCTTTGAGATCAGTAGCAGTACCTAATGTGGCTGCTTCGTTATAAACTCTAATTACATCTTCAGGAATAACACATTGAGTATCGTACTTGACAATTTCTTTATCAACGTATCTGATGATATCATCACCTTTTTGACGAATCACTCTAGTATCTTTAACAATCTTTTCAACGATTTTAGTGTTAGTTTCTTGTGATTTTGCTTCTGCGTTAGCGAGTTTTATTTCAAGTTCTGCTACTTCTATGGCAAGTTTATCTTTGTACGCTAGACCACCTTCTAGATATAATCCCCATACTAGAACGATTACCCCTACAATTTGTGCGGGTGTTTTATACGTATTGACGATGGGAAACATTCCTAAGAAGGTTGCCGCAAGAAATAGTAACGCCCCTAAGGCAACGATGAGATGGACTAATAAGTCCGGAAAAAATGATAGTATCCACATAGTGATACTATTTAGTATAAAAATTCCTAATCTTTTCCGTTATAGTTTCTATTTCGCTATCAGTTAATTCTGGATACATAGGAAGACTTAATACACCCTTAGATAGCATTAAACTAGTACTAATCATGTCGGGTGTTTCCATATTACGTGTAACCATTAGTTCACTTAGTGTTTTTTCATAGTGAATCTTGGTCTCAATTCCATCAACAATCATATTGCCATGTAGTCTATCACGATCCTTAGTATAGATTACAAACTTTTGATCCGCATGTTTAATAAATCCGTCACTTAGACAACGAATAGGCAAATCCTTAAAACGTTCGATATAGTATTCTCTGATTTGCTTTCTACGTTCTTGCCATGCATGAATATATTTGCTACGTACTAATAAATGTGCGCAATCTAATTCGCTCATTTTGCTGTTAGTACCAGTATACATATGCTCCATTGGCTTGCTATTGTTCTTGTAGTTCACTGCATAGTGATACAAGTCTTCATCATTTGTTACAATAGCACCGCCGTTGCCACTAGCGTTTAAGTTTTTAGTAGGGTCAAAACTAATCGCCATTCCCATGCCAACGTTACTATCAGCAACTAACCAATGCTGTGCGCCATCTACGAAAACTTTACTAGTTAATTCTTTGTCTGTAGTTCCACCATATAAGCCCACAAAACATTTGTAATCGAAAACATTTTCACTTAAATTTAATAGACCATTCTTATCAGTATCACCGATCTTAACATCCCAACCTGCATTGATAAATGCGTTAAGTGTTGCTGGATATGTTATGTTGGGTACTACTACACGGGGAGGAGGATGATTGAATGAAATAGCAGGAGCATGTTTTGATTTCTCATAGCGGGCCATTATTTCTAATGCCTGTGTGCCACTATGAACTACGGTAGCGTACCAAGTACGAGTTTCTTTTCTTAGCCAATCTTCAAATTTAAATGTTTGAGGGCCATTGACTAAGCATCCTGTCTTAAGAACCTCATCGGTAGCCAGTAGTAATTCTTCACGTAAATTTTTATACTGTCTTACTAGACCAAAATGGGGAATTACTAAGCCACTCATAATATCTTTCAAATCCTTCTTCTACGTCTACCTTAGGATTATATCCAAAGTCTTTACGTGCGGCATCAATGTTTAATGCGCCCCGACTAGGAAAATCAACGTCTTTACCTCTGACTTCGATTGACCCTTTACCAACAATCTTTACTGCTAAGTTTGCCGCATCAAGTAGTGTACGACTATGACTCTTTGTAATATTATAAGTATTAAAATTAGTGTTGTCACTAAGTGCGGCTGCAACTATACCATCGGCAGCATCTTCAACGTAGGTGAAGTCGAGGGTCTCTCCGGCTCCATTAACATTAAGCACTCCTCCGCGCATAGCAGTAAGCATAAATTTTGCAATGACTCTATCTTCAACGTCAAGTGGGCCGTATACAGCACTAGGACGAATAATAGTATGGTTAAAACAACCTCGGCGCGAGTAATCTTTGACAAGCCATTCTCCTGCTAATTTCATAATGCCATACTGACCTTGCGGGTTACATACAGCGTTTTCTGTTACATCATCTTTAAAGTCACCATATACCATGCTAGAACTGATATAGACAAACTTTTGTACATTGTACTTCTTACTCAATTCACATAGATTAAGTAAGCCTTCACTCATTGTGCGTGACCCTAATGCAGGATTTGCATTGACAACTTTTTGTCTAGGGAAACTTGCCATATGAATTAATTGGTCAAACTTATGTGAAGCAAAAACCCCGTCTAACTTAGGATCACTGATACACATATTGTAGAACGATGGATCATGAATCTTTTTCATTCGTTCTGACATAAGATAATCTATTTCGTCTTGTGGAATGATTCCATAGTTAGTCTGTGTGTCAACGATAGTGACATTATGTCCCTGTCGCATCAACCGATAAACAACGTTGTGACCAATTAAACCTAAACCACCAGTTACCAATATTTTCATTTAAATTCCATATAAGGTGCAATATCATTGTCAAAGATTTGAGCCATAGTATTCCAAATACCTTTTCGCTCAAGTTCAGTGACACCACTATTCAACGTGTACATTTTATCGTCTTCACTGATAGTGAGTCCGTAATCGTGCCGATAAGTGAAGCACATATTATTAATGATTTCTTCTCTAGTCATACTTCAATTTCCAATATGTATATTTCTCAGGAGTGAGAAATCCTTTGATTGCATAACGATAACCATAAGTAGACATATCATGTACTCTGTTCCATTCAGGAGTAGGATCAGAATTTTTCATTAACCATTGACCGGGTTCTGACTTTTCCCACTCTATTAAAGGTTGAGCGGCATATAAGTCTGGATCGTCTACGTCTCCCATTCTGAATTCATGAGCAATAAATTTTATTGTTTTCATACTGCCATTTCAGCCTTAATAGTACCATGACTCTTGTAGTCAATTAACACTATATCAGATATTGTGAATTTGTCAATATCTTTTATTTCTTTATTCAAAGATAATGTTGGATTTGGGTAACTTTCACGTGATAGTTGTTCTTTAACTTGTTCAACGTGATTAGTATAAATGTGAGTATCGCCTGTTGAAATAATAAGTTCGCCAACTTTCAAATCACAAACTTGTGCAAGTAAATGAGTGAGAAGTGCATAACTAGCGATGTTAAAAGGTAAACCCAAGAAAACATCTACACTGCGCTGGTACATATGACAAGATAGTTCTTTCTTTTTGTTGACATAGAATTGACTCATAACATGACACGGTGGCAATGCCATTTGATCTAGTTCGCTAACGTTCCATGCTGATAGAATATGTCTGCGACCATTTGGATCATTCTTGAGTCCATCAATTAGATTTGCCAATTGATCAACTTCAATGTTGTCTAC